AAAGACTTATTCAAAGAACATTATATTGATGTTCCAGAAGAAAAATACAATGTACTAGACGACTTAACTAACCAGACTAAAAAACTTGAAGACAAGTTAAATGAACAGATTGCAAAAAATGTTGATCTAACTAAAGAAGTTTCTGAATCTGCAAAAGCAAAAGCAATTGATGAAGTATCAACTGATCTTGCTGACACAGAAAAAGAAAAATTCGAGAAAATGGCTGAGAACGTTGAGTATGATGGTGCTGACAAGTTTAGAGAAAAGTTAGAAACTATTAAAGAATCTTATTTTCCTAAAAGCAAAATTGCTGAAACAACATCTAAAGATGAAGTTGACGCAGTTGCGGCAAACGCTCCTAGTGATTTCACTAGAGGCAAATCTGATATGATGGCTGCATATACAGCCGCTATAACACAAAATATTAAGTCTAACAAGATTTAATTAATTAAAATAAATAGGAGAGATAAAAATGTATCTTACTGAAAACTTACAAGACAAATGGCAGCCAGTATTAGAACATCCTGATTTACCAAAAATCGGTGATGCTTATAAAAGAGCTGTGACAACTGTTATCTTGGAAAACCAAGAAAAAGCAGTTAGAGAAGACGCAAGCTTTATGACTGAAGCTTCGCCTGCTAACTTTGCTGGTACTATGCCTGATACAGGTGGTGTTGGTAAATGGGATCCGGTTTTAATATCACTAGTTAGAAGAGCAATGCCTAATCTTATTGCTTACGATATCTGTGGTGTACAACCGATGACTGGTCCAACTGGCCTTATCTTCGCTATGAAATCAAGAATCACTTCACAAGCTGGTGCTGAAACACTATTCAATGAAGTTGACTCTGCTTTCTCAGCAACAGATGCTGCGGCTGGTTCAGGTTCACCTGATGCTCAATCAGGAACTAACCCTGGATTACTAAACGATAGTCCATCAGCAACTGCTTACACTACTGGTTCTGGTATGAGTACTACACAAGCAGAAACACTAGGTGACGGTACCGATGAGTTCTCAGAAATGGCGTTCTCAATCGATAAAGTTACGGTTACTGCTAAATCAAGAGCTCTTAAAGCTGAATACACTATGGAACTTGCTCAAGACTTAAAAGCAATCCACGGTTTAGATGCTGAAACGGAACTTGCTAACATTCTATCTACTGAAATCCTTGCGGAAATCAATAGAGAAGTTGTTAGAACGATCTATGGTCACGCAAGAGCAGGTGCTCAAGTTAATACTACTACTGCTGGTATTTTTGACTTAGACACAGACTCTAATGGTAGATGGTCAGTTGAGAAATTCAAAGGACTATTATTCCAACTAGAGAGAGATGCTAATGCGATTGGTCAATTAACAAGAAGAGGAAAAGGTAACTTAATTATCTGTTCAGCTGATGTTGCTTCTGCACTTCAAATGAGTGGTGTATTAGATTACGCTCCTGCTCTTAACACTAACTTAAACGTAGATGACACTGGAAATACTTTCGCTGGTGTACTTAACGGTAAATTTAAAGTATATGTTGATCCATATGCAGCAAATGTATCTGCAAGTCAATTCTATTGTGTAGGTTACAAAGGAACTTCACCATACGACTCTGGACTATTCTATTGTCCTTACGTGCCATTACAAATGGTAAGAGCAGTTGGTCAAGATAGTTTCCAACCAAAAATCGGTTTCAAAACTAGATATGGTATGGTACAAAATCCTTTTGCAACAACTAGAGGTACTGGTGTTTTAGACAACTCTGGTGCAGTTGGCGCTGATGACCAAAACGTTTATTACAGACGTGTTTTAGTTAAAAACATAATGTAATATCGTTTGATAACGATTACGAAAAAGGGCGGTGTAAAAACTGCCCTTTTTTTTGGTCTAAAAAACCATTATAAATAGTAGTATGACAGATACAAATATAATTGATAGAACACCTAGTAAGTTTGACTATGCAAGTCCGATTCAGTTTAGGTTCAAGATGACTAAACTACCTAATGTTGAATTCTTTGTACAGACAGCAAACATACCTGGTATTGCTTTAGGGTCTACAAGTTTTGAAACACCTTTAAAAGATATCGCAGGCGTAGGTGATAAGGTTACATATCAGACTTTAGACGTATCGTTTCTAGTTGATGAAAATCTAAATAACTATAAAGAGATACATGACTGGATTACAGGTCTAGGATTTCCACAAGACCATACACAATTTAAAAATTTATTAGGAACAGGTGCTGATAGATTTCCTGGCACAACAGCAAGTACAGCTGCCACAGGAACAAGTGTACCACAACCTCTTTCAGAGGGTGGTATATATTCGGACGCTACATTAACTGTTCTAAATAATAAGAACATTGCCAAGACTGAGATAAGATTTCAAAATGTTTTCCCTATATCTTTAGGGTCATTATCTTATGACATCAAGGCAAGTGACGTTGATTATTTGCAAGTACAAGCAAGTTTTAATTATATGTATTATGATATTGTACAGATATCTTCTTCATAGTACAAAAAAATATAGGATGACTTTTGATGAAAACTTTAACATGGATCGACACGGCCGTCTGCCTAGGTAATGGGCAATCAAGACAAGGTCTAGACCTCACAAAAATGAAAGACTATGCAACTGTAATAGGCTGTAATGCGATCTATCGTGATTTCACGCCTGATATATTAGTGGCATTAGATTCAAGAATATCACACGAGATATATCGTAAAGCGAATCATAATAATATGAAAATATATTTAGGATATTGGTCATCTGTTCCGATATTTGTTGCAAAAGAAATGCTAAAAACAATGGCAGACAAAACTGACATTGTTTGGAATGATAGTGAAGAAGTTGTTTATCATGGTGCTGATGGAGTATTCACACTTACAAAGGGACATAATTTAGGTATAACTTACATCACAGGTGTTTCTAAAGAAGATGAAATAAGAAACATTGAACCAGATGTAGATGGTTTTGGATATGCAACAGGTAGTCGATCGGTATATCTTGCCTGTGAATTAGGTGCTAAAAAGGTGTATGTTGTAGGTCACGATCTATATTCCGATACAGAAAAAGTTAATAACATATATGCAGGTACAAAAAGTTATGCCGAGAAAGACGCATTAGCAGCTAGACCTGATAATCCAGACGAAACATTTAACTGGATATTACAACATAAGAATACATTTGAAAAGTTTCCTGATACTCAATTCTATAAGGTAAATAAGGGGGAAGCAAAAACCGCTTCAGAAATACCTGAATGGTCTTCTTGTTCTAATCTAAAATACATAACACAAGAAGAAATGGAACAACAGCTTTACAATTAACCGAAAAGGTGATATAATATATACATGACATTAGAAGAATTACAACAATCGGTAGATAGGGATTTTAAATTAGATGATACAGAATTAGACGCTGAATCAATTAAGATACCTTTACTACATAATAAATATTTACAACACTTTAATAAGTTTTCTTTATTACTAAAGAAATCAGAATACGAACATAAAGTTATGTTAAGAGAAAAATGGGAGTATTATACAGGTAAGGCAGACCCTAGTGTGTATAAAGATAAACCATTTGATATAAAAGTATTAAAGTCAGATGTACATATCTATATGGATTCAGATCAAGATTTACAAAGAGCCGATCAAAAAGTTGCTTATCAAAATCAAATCGTTAAGTATCTTGAACAGGTTTTAAGAAGTATAAACAATCGAACATTCTTAATTAAGAACGCTATTGAATGGAAAAAGTTTACTAGTGGTGCGATATAATGGAACATCAAAAAGTATTTTCTACAAACATCTTCATAAAAGATAATTTCTTAGCAACTCAAAGATTACCCTCTATGGAAGAAGAAATACTATCAATGTATAGTAAGAGAGATCATAATAAAGTTTGGCAGACAGGACCTCATTTAGAAAAAACTGAACCATTTAAATGGTTTGCAACAGATGTAGCTAAGGCTGCCTTTGAAGTTTTTGACACTTTAGGTTATAAAGCAGACGAATTAGAGATTACCGATATGTGGGGTACTATACTAAAACAGAATCAAAATCACCCACCACACACTCATTCAAACAATTTTTTAAGTGGAGTTTATTATTTAAACTCCGATGCTGAAACTGGTATTATTTTTCAGGACCCAAGACCAGCAGCAGATGTACTAGTGCCGAGGAAAAAAACGAAGACTAACGAAAATTCAAACTTACTATCCTATATTTCAAAAACTAACAGACTAATAATATTTCCTTCGTGGTTACTACATTGGGTCCCAATAAATGAGTCTAATAGAAATCGTATAAGTATTTCTTTTAATGTACAAATAAAGGGACAAGTAGGTGAACACCACGAATATCAATCAGGACAATTCTAATCTCATCATCATAGAAAAGAAGAACGAAGTTTACATTACGGTAGACTGCGAGTCGGATGTACAAAGAGAGATATCTGAATTTTTTACTTTCTATGTACCAGGGTATAAGTTTATGCCAGCATTTCGTAATCGTATGTGGGATGGAAAGATAAGATTATTTTCACAGAAGACAAAAGAGATTTACTTCGGACTATATCCATACATTAAAGCATTTGCCGAAGAGAGAGGTTATCATATTGTGGCATCCAAGGATGTAGAGATAGATAACAAGGTTGATAAAGAAACGGTAACTAAATTTTCAAATAGTTTAGGTCAAAAATTTGAAGCAAGAGATTATCAGATAGACGCAATATATCATAGTTTAAAACGCAATAGGGCGCTGCTAGTAAGTCCTACGGCCTCAGGTAAGTCATTCATCATATATTCCTTGATACGATACTACACTCATCTAATCAAAGAACAGCACAATAGTAGAATACTTTTAATTGTTCCTACAACATCATTAGTGGAACAAATGTATACCGATTTTGAATCATATGGTTGGAATGTAAAGAAGTATTGTCATAGATTATATAGTGGATATTCAAATCAAACAGACAAGAAAGTATTGATATCAACATGGCAAAGTCTATACAAGTTGCCGAAAGAATACTTTGAGCAGTTTGGTTGTGTATTTGGTGACGAGGCACATTTATTTAAATCTAAATCACTCACAGAAATTATGACAAAACTAATCGATTGTAAATATCGTATAGGTCTGACAGGAACATTAGATGGTGCTCATACACATAAGTTAGTATTAGAAGGATTGTTTGGTGCCGTAAACAAAGTGACTACAACTAAAAAATTAATGGATAAGAATCAGTTAAGTAATCTTGTTGTGAGATGTCTAATACTTAAACATAGTGAGGCAAATGCCAAGGTCATATCAAAAGGTAAGTATCAAGACGAGATAGATTATCTTGTAGGTAGTGTATCAAGAAATAACTTCATTCGTAATCTAGC